GACCAGTGGTTTATTGTAGTTACCAGCGTCTGTGTTCGGGCCTCTTTTTGTAAAATTATGCCTTGCATTCACCTCTATGCTGCCTGGAGATTCAGGAGCAATGGATAGCTGCATTTGCAAATAGCAGTTGTAATTTACGTTATTAGCAAAATCTAAACGTCCGTTATAATTTATCTCTGGATTTCGAGACATTGAGTGTGAGGTAATATTGTGGTGAGCGCTATATTGTCTGGACTTATCCGTATATTTGCCCCAAAAAAACATATTATAGGCATGATTGGTCTCGGAGTGGGGATCATTTAAAGGCTCCGTGATAAAGTTCCAACTAAAAGTCACATCATACGCATCTTGGTCAGCGTTTAATGTCTGATCAGTACCCCAAGAAAATGAGCAGTGATCAACAACTACGTTATAAGCCTGGTTTGGGAAATACCCAGCTCCATTGCCTACAATATGTAGCGCACGTACTGCATCAAGATCGCCGCCCTGATGTGTGCCTGTCCTAAATCTCATATATCTAATGATTACATCATGTGTATTAACCAGCGCGCCTTGGCCAGCAATTATTATGCCCCCTGGAGATGTTTGCCCTAAAATAGTGATGTATGGGTTTGATATAAAAAGCGTTGTCGTTAAATTAATGATACCTGAGACATCAAACACAATAATCCGAGGGCCATTTGTAGTAGCAGCCTCTCTAAAACTGCCTGAGCCGGAATCGTTGGTGTTAGTTACTTTGATGACAATAGGTGTTCCTGTACTATCATCAGTGCCGCCTCTTGTTATTGTTCCTACACCCTCAGCTCCAGGGAACGCTCTTGCTCCTTCAGATGGAATAGATTGAGTACTACCATCAAGATCGTCACTGGCGTAAGCAGTCCTTGATGGGCCTGTGAAATTCCAAGTCTTAGTGTTTATGTTTTTAGCCACTGCCAACCACCTTCTTGATCGCCGCCTTCCCTGCTTCCTGCTCAAGCTCCATGCTCTGCATTTGTTCTTGCTGCTCCTGTTGCTGCTGTTGGCGTTGCTGGCGTCTCTCCAGAATCATTTCCTTGGTGGGTATGACTTCAGTTGGCACCCCCAGCGCCTCGCCCTTGATGCGTGCAGCAGCATCGAGGTCAACGTTATCCATCACGTCAGGGTCAAACTCTGCGACCGACAGAAGGCCTGCAACGTACTGATCGATAGCGGTAACTTCTTCGAGCTTTTGCGCACGCGCTAACGGGGAAATGTATTTGACGCTGAATTCGCGCTCAGCCAGCGAATCAGGAGCCCGCCCAAGCACACCGGCACGATAAGCAATGCCGAAGCAACGCTCTATCATCGGCTGCAAGTATTCTGACTGCAGGCGGCCATAGATCGGGCCAAGTAGCTGGCGAATCAATTGGACTCGCACATGCACTTCAGTGGCTGTCATCGCTGGCCCGTCGTTGGGCTGCAGCTGATCGGCCAGCAGAATCTTTCTGATTTGCCGCTGGATCCGCTCTTCTTCAACAAAACCAACATTGAAATCACTGCCGCTTTTCAGCTCCCTCATTGACTCAACGGAGTTGGCAACAATGACTTTTCGCGCACCCACTTTGACTGTTCTGGGATTCAGTACGCCATCGTCTTCAGCGATCCACATGCCTGCAATAGCCAAGTCAACATTGGCCAGCATCATGCGGCGCAATTCATTAATCATCTTGGTATCAGGCAGGGCATCAAAAACAGGGCCAACCGCGTAGGCTGTGCCTGGGATCAGCATCCAGCGCGGCACCACACACGGCATTTCATGGTAGCCACCTTCACGTACCAAGCGCTTTCTGGTGCACTCGATGTGATAAGACGCAATGGGCATGTTCTTGGCGAGACGTGCATTAACCGCGTATTTCTGACGAGGCTCAATGCAATGCAGGAATTCAAACTTGGTGTCTGACTTGTTATCAGCAATCGCCTTTCTGATATCTTCGCTGACCTTGTCGCCAAACTCTGAAAACGCCTGGTCAGCAGTCAGCTTATAGGATCGATAAACGGTATCAACCGGCCCACCGGCCTTGCTTGCTGATGCACACACCTCGCTGATTGGCCATTGCTCAAACGAATAGCCGCCCTCGTCAGCCTCATCGATGTACATCACAAACCAGCCAGCACACACCGCATCAACGATGGATTCAAAGCCGGCTGAATCAAAATTGCTGTTATGGATGTTTTCCCAAATCAACTTTGCCGCATCGTACAGCCAGCGCTTTTCGTCATCAGATTCCTTGCCGACATCGAGCAGGAACCATAGAGCATTTGCAGGCGTCATGCCCTCCATGATCTGGCTGGCCAGTGTTCTTACTGCGTCGGTAGTTGTTGAGTCGGTGAGCTTGGCGCGCTGATCCAGTGCATTCTGCGCGCTGATATCATCACCATAAAACCCGTTGGCTCTCAGTGGGTAGGTGTACTCATAACAGGATCGCCAGACATCAACGTGCTTCGCTCGCAAGCCCTGCAGTGTCGCTAATCGCTTGATCTTTTTCGATGCCAGATCGTCCATAGCTTACCCTAACGTATCCTTGCCCTGTGCCGATGCCAGCACCGATTGTGCACCGGTAGCCATCAATCCAGCACGACCACCGCCCGTCGCCAACAACGAACTGAAGCGGCGATTCTTTCGACGCACAGCCAATTCACTATTTGCTTTCTTCGTTGCACGACGATCCGCATCAAGCTGTTCCTTGATCGGATCCCGTTCAACAACTCTTGGAGTACTTCCGCCACCGCCACACATAACAGTTACGCTCTCAGTGGCTTTTTGCCAGATTCATCAGGGCAGAGCCAACCTTGCTTGGTTTGCACAGCGCGGGTGATTTTGGTGGCGTCAATGTCTTTGGCGTCGGGCAAGTTACTGTTTGATGTCGGAGCAACAAAAGGCTTTCTTGCTGCAAGCCTGCGCTCGACCTCTGCCTGAATGCGCGCCTCAGTATCAATGGCCTGCTGTTGCTCTTCGGTGAGTTCTTCCTGTTCCTGCTCTACGTCATCAGCACCAGGCAAAGCCGTATCGTCGACTTCCGGCTTGTTGGATTCACCAGGGACTTTGGTGTCAAGGGTTCGTTTGCTACTCATTGGGTCAGCTCCACAGTGATAGTGACTTTCAGGTTGGGCGCCATAGGTGGCGAGAGGTTGATAGCAATCTGCTTCGAATACGCGCTTAGCAGCCATTGTGTATCCTTTGCTTTCACCTGGTATTCAATCAGCGATTGGTCAGGCTCAGCATAGGAATAAGCACAGTCGGTGCTTTCCTGCAGCAAATTGCCGTTCTTGAAAAACTGGTAAGAAGCGATCTCGCCGGGCTGCAGCGGCGTGCTGTCTTCGCGCAGGATTGGCGGCTCGCACGTCAGGTTGACCGTTGCAGCATTCACAAAACCAGATGCCAGGATCAGGATAAAAACAGGGATTAATCTCATTGCAACGCTTCCTCAACGGCTTTCACTAGCTCGTCATCGATGGTGTTATCAGAGCGTTTTGCCAGCTCTTTTAACAGTTTGATCAGCACAGAGATGGCAACTTTCTTCATCACGGCGCTGGCTAATAATTTGGCTAGAATGCTCGACATAAATCACCTATTTGATTAATTCAAAATGCACCAGATCATTGAACGTCTGGTCCTGCACATCATTGTCACGATCCCAGTCACCGCCCCAGCGAATTGAGATACCCAGCACAGCTGCAGCGCCCAGCACGTACCCACCAAAGTGCAGGCACTGATCAGGGGACCAGTCGATAGCGGTCATCTCATAAGGGGCAGCATCAACAGCCATCGAGAAAATAGCGGGAGGAACTACGTTGTGTTTTGAGTCGGGCCACTGAAGCGTTGATGCGCCATTGGCAAAGGCCTGATTTTGCTCCAGCTCACCCCTTGCGCCATTGACGATCGTGCAGTCGTAGTGCTGGATAACGCGATTGAACAGGCGCTGTAGGTCTGGGTGACAGGTTGCCAGTTCGCGCTTTGAATTCTTTGAAAAGTTGGGCATTTCACAAACCTGTTGATTTTGCTGCGGCAATTACCGCCTTCCACGTTGCCACGCTGATGAAGCCTATTGCCAAAATAACCGCCCAAATTGTCGCGCTCTGTAAAACGCGCTTTCTAAACTCCCTGATATCCGCTTCGTCCTGCCTGCGCTGCTTGATCCATCCGTGATCTTCTGCATGGATCTCCGATTCAATCCAAAGCGCTTTTTTGTGCTTTGCGATCTTCTCGGTCAATATGCCAGCTAAGTGGTCAAGATCCTGATCGCTGAGGGCTGGCTCATTCACATCGCGGTTTCCTGTTCCTGGTCAGGCTGTCGGTAGATGCGATGGATTATTGGTTTGGGTTTTGGTCGGATTCCCGAACATTTAGCGGCATGGCAACTGCATACCGGTTGTGAGTGGGGATCGCATCAACCGATTTGCGGGTGATCTTCATCCAGAGTGCAAGCAGCTTCATTGCGTCTTCAAGTTTGGCCTGGCTGCCGTTCTTCCAGCCCCACAGCGTCGAGTGTGCAATATCGATTTCAACACTCACCCGGCGAACGGAATAACCCTGGCGCTCAAGATCCGCGAACACTCGGAACCAGTCGACCAGCTCGTTTTGCTCAAGATTTAATATCACCCTGGAACCTCCTCGCAATCTTGTAAAACATCACTGCCGCTTGCTCGTTATGATCAAGCTCCGCCCTGCTCTCGATCCCGCAAGCCCATCGCATCCATGCCGCTGCCTGGTCAGTGCTCACGCAGTTATCGATCAGGTTCCGCTTGCGCTCAACCCACCTGTGAAACGCTTCGTTCTTGCAGAGCATGGCGGCCTGTTTCGAGAGCGGTCCACCATGGCAAACGTGCGCGCGCGAGGTCATACTTTTTCAAACCCTTCAGCAGTAAAATATCCCATCTCATCACCCCGGCAAAACAGTCCCTCCCCGAGGTATTCCCAGCCCATGAGCTCACAGTTCTGGATCTGTTTGTCAGTCGGTGTTATCACAGCAAGCACTCCAGGAAACCGAGTTCACAAGACCTCCAGCGTGCTGTGATGATCTGACGGGGTTTTATTTTGTCAGGCTCCTTCACGCTCCACCGAACGCCTCTTTGATCGGGCAGTTCTGGCAGCTTGTTCAGGCATTCGTCCTTGTCGAACAGATAGTTCACAGCAGTCCGTATCCGCTTTCTGTCGATTGATAAATTACGGGCAATCTGCGCAACCGTTAGCCCCGGGTTGTTCCGGATGTGGTTGTAAACCTGCCGTTTCACTTCGCCAAATTCAGTCATAGCGTGACTTCCAGATTCAGGTCGTTTTTGTTTGAACCCGGATTTTTCGTGAGCTGTGAGGGGAATTTATCGACTGACTCAATCACCGCGTACACGCCGGGCCTGTCGCTGTAGCGCTTGGTTTTTGTCGTGATAACCACCTGGCAGTCATCGCCCCAGACGATTTGGTTCAGCGCATCCTTGATGGCTTTTTCGATGTTGTCCGAATCGGGTTTTACCGTGGGTGCCATCTCGCCCTGGAAGGCGAGTTTTTGCTTCCATTGCGGCCATGACGCGGGTATCTCGAACAGGAACAGCATGGATAATTTTATGGGTCCCTCGATGCGCTCACGCCCGATCATCGCCCTGGTTGCCTGCACCGCAATCCGGTTTTCGTAGTCCCGCGTATTCGCTGGCGTGTAGTGCGAGGTGAACTGCTTGCCAGTGGTTTTGTTCGTCACGATCCGCGATCGTGCACGGGCTTTGCCTTGGGGTTGTCCCGGGACAAAAATCTTGACTGGCTCCATGGCTCAGTACCACAACGCAAGCGCAATCAGCACAGCTGCGCACATGATCGCCCCGCACAGTGCTGCACCGGCCAAGGCCCCGCCCATCAGGTGTTCGTCAGAAAATTCGTGATCAGGTTGGTCGATTCGTTTTTCGCTCATGCTGCGGCCTCCTCGCTGTCTTCGGTTTGTTCATCGGGCGTGTAGCGAAACAGGTTTTTCAAGCTGTCCAGCGTTTCACGGCCCTTGGCCCGTGCTCGCTCCTTGCCCGTGGTGTCATCGAGTTTTAACCTGCGCTGCGCTTCCTGCGCGTTCCAATCCCTGGTTGCGGCATCGATGCGCCTGTGCTGCCAGCTCGCGTCATAGTCATCGCCATCGATGACCAATCCCAGGCATAGCGCCCTGAACTGCGCAGCACCCGGAGGCCACTCCGGATAGCGTTCGGCACATGCTCGCAGACCGCTCGCCATCTGCTCGCCGGATATGCCGGTCAGGCAGCTGGCCCAATCGTCGCTGGGATACTCGCCAAACTGGCTGGTGAATTTATACCCGTACAGGTTTCCCATTTTCGGCCACAACTTCGCCGTCAAAAATGCGGCCACTTTGGCCGGTGATTTCTGCAATGCGCTCGTCGCTGTTTCGCTGGACACGCTCGACAGCTGAGAGTTTTCGATTCTGGCTTGGATTTCCTTCAGGTTGATTTTTTGCATAGGGAATCTCCTGTCGCATTTGGTTGGCAATGATTTCGAAGTACTGGAGCCCGTCCTTGCGCTCACGGAGTTTCATCGGCGTTCGGCAGTTGTCTGCCCATGAAAACCCCGATCTGACGTGGGCGATGATCCACCCCCAGAGTTTTATGATTTCGTCCTGGTCATGCTTGTCGATCTCGATGATTTTGCGGATAGCGTCAGCCCATTCGTCGAGATTGATTTTTTGTGATGGGAATCGTCGTTGGACAGGGTGAGCCAATCGCTCTGCAAGCGTCAGGTGCCAGTCCTCGAATTTGTGTTTGGATTTTTTCTTGTC